CATCACCATTATTGTATATTATAACAGTTGGTAAATATTCCACCTTTTCTTCTTTAAAAAACTTACCATGCTCGCTTATAAATAAAGTATGCGTATTAAATTCTTTAAACTTTTTTAATGAGATTTGTTTGTCAACTAAAAACTTAGCGCTAAACTGTACTACGCTAATGCCATCTTTATATTGGCCAAAGCTTAAGGTTGTGAATAAAAGCCCTACTATTATTATCACATGTTTCATGGTCTTTTTTGTATTTCATACAATCTTGCGTCTAAAGTTTTCATCATTTCTTTTATTTCTTCAACATCTTTTTCAATGTTATCAACTTGTTCTATTACTTTTTCTACATTAGATCGTATTAGTTCGTCTTTGTATTTAAACTCTACACTAGATATTTCAGGTTCAGGCATTTCCATAGCGATAGCTATATCTGCTTTTAAAGTAAAATAAGTTGTAGCTAGCGCTATAGTAAATCCTACTATTGTTCCTATAGTTTTAAGGTCAAGTGTTACTTTAGTTTGTTCACTTATTTCTTGTGCCATTTTTATTTTTTATTTTCGCATTCGCATTCGTAATTCTTAAACATTAATTTATACATTAATGAGTTCCAAAGTTTTTTAATTTTTACCATAATCTTTTAATTTATTGGTTTACAATCAGGTACTGTTCTGTTGCCTTTCTTTTTGTAAGTAGGTTTACCATCTACAATGTTACTGTAACCTGTCCAGCAACTTGTTTTCTTTTTATCCAAAGGGCTAATCATTTTAATGCCAGAACCTTTATTTATTTTATCATAAAGTTTTGTTGCTCTACGTTTTTGACCTTTTGTACCGTGGTCTTGTATAAACTCTCCAACTTCTTGCCCACCGTCTTCAATATCAACAGTGTTACCTTTTTTCTTACCCATACGGTCTAGTTTTCTTTGTAATCTTTTTTCAGCACCCATTATTTTTTGTTTTTTTCTTGTAATTCAATTATTTTTTTAACCCTTGCTTCTTCGTATTTTAAAGCTTTTATTTCTTGTTTAGTAAGTCCTAATTCTAACAACGTTTCTTTTTGTTGTTTAGTACTAGTTTCTTTTTTCATTTTATTTACTTTTTCTTTTAATATCATTTGAGGTGTCATTTCAACCTTGTCTTCAACACCATAATATGGTAAGCCTAAATCCCATGTTGACCAACCCATAAGCAAAGCAACCTTTTGCCACTTAGCAGAACTATCACTTGTTACAGCTCTTAAGTTGTTTATTTTTTGTATTGCTCTATCAAGCGGTACGTTTGTTAAGCCAGCTAAAACTTGAGCAAATGCTAAATAAGCAGGGTTATTTAAGTTAAAACCTTCTTGACTCATTTTTTCACGCTCCCATGATAATGTATTAAGACCACTTGTTAGTTTTCTAACTTTAGAATCTAATGGTGGTGAAAAACCAAACAGATCAGCTATAGCTTTTCTAAACTCAGGCGTTCCTTTTTCTTTGTTAGCTTGTTCGTATATAGTAATTAACGCATCTTTCATTGCAACAACTGCAGCTCCTTGTATACCAAGACCTCTTAACAATGAATCAGCCATACCATTTGCTATTCTACCTGTTTTGTCTTCTTGTTCTTCATCTTCTTCACCAAACGCTAAAGCAAATAACGCTGTTTGCAGAGCATTAAACATAAGATTTTGCATTGCTCCGTAATAAACTATTTTAGAAACATTAGTTTTCCAATCACCTCTACCGTTTATAAGATCTTGACTAGCTCTTTTTATTATACGAGCATATTGCATTGGTGTGTTAGCAAAAGCTAATATTACACGACCAGCACCTGAGGCTTGTTGTTGTGATATTTTACTAGGATTACTAGACTGTTGACTTGTTTCTGCAATAGCATAGAAATCATCAAACGCTTGTTTTTCTGCAGCTTTTTGATCCATACCACTTTTAACATAAGCAGCAACTTGATTTCTATAAAACGTAGAGCCACCAGCTGCAATAGCAAAACTATCTGCAAATCTCGTAAGAACAAAACCTTTATTAAGTAGTAAGTTTAAAAATGCTTTTGGTTTATTAGAACTTTCTGCTACAGCATCTGCTATTTCAGATTCACTAACATTGATCTTTAACCCATCACGTCTTTCAACTAAGTAAGGTGAATTAAATAATGTCATAAAGTCTTTCCAATATTGTTTTTGGTTTGCAAAAGCTTTACCAGCAGCTACAAGGTTGTTGTTACCAAAGTTTATAAAGTTTACTGCAGATATAGTTTGTAACACTGCAGATCTTGTGTTTAAGAACATTATAGCACCAACAGAGTTGTTTAACCAATTTAATAATCCATCTACAATTCTTGAATTACCTACAGGTCTATTAGAACCTGACTTCATTCTACGCAACGTATCACGTAAAGCTTCTACGTATTTAGGACCATAAGCAGCTTCAAGTTTATTCATTACTTTATCTGAAAATATTATATCAACATTTTCATTAAACTCTTGCATGTATTCTTTTCTGTTAACTTTATTTATTTCATTAACAATGTCTGACGTTATGTTACCAGCTAACCAGTTTTGACCAGGTTTAGGGTATGGTTTACCTTTTTGTATTTTTATCAATTCATCAACAAAAACATCTAATTCAGCTTTGTTTTTTACAAAATCATTTAGTTCTTTAGCGTCTCTTTTAGATAAACCAGGAACTTCCATACCTTGTCTTGTCCACGCTGCAACTCTAGACGCTTGACCAAATGTGAATCCTCCAATACCTGTTTGTTTAGATAATGATTTAGGTAATGTCTTAAGACTATTCTTTAATGCTTTGAAATCGTTGGCAGCAGTTATTTTAGCTCTAGTTACAGCTTGTTCTGCTCTATTATAAGGATCAATTAAATTGTCTTGAAAAAATTGAAACTGCGCGTCACCAACTTTTCCTTTACCTAAAAACTTATATATTAAACCTACAAAATCTTCTGCAGATGGTGTTGTAAAGAAATTAAATTTACCTTTTTTAGCGCCAACAGTTTGTGCTCTTGCTCTAGAAAATTCAGCCTCAGATTTTATACCTGTAGAATCTTCTAAGACATTGTTCATTACAGTGTTAAAGGTTCTTTTTTTGCTTGATTTAGCTATTTGAACTTTAGATTTAACATCTATTTGATCAAGTATGTTTGAAACAGCTTTTACGTTTTTGTAAGCGTCATCTGCAAAATAAAAGTTATTATAACCTTCGGCTGCTTTTCCAGCAACCCAAGCGCCTTTAGCTTGCGGAGTTCCATTTTCTAAACCTGTTATATTAGAAAGAGGTAAGTTTAAACCTATGCCATCTAAAAATGTTTTAATACCTGTTGCTGCTATTTGTGGTCTAGCTGTTAATACAAATATATCTTTACTACCAAACTTGTCTTGACGTTTTAAAGCAAGATCAGCTAATGGCCCTTTTTGAGTTCCTTTACTTACATTTTCAAAATTAGTAAAATCAAATTCAGCTCCTTGTTTTTCTAGCTGACCTGCTTGCTGAGCAAATTGAGAAGCGCTTATAGATTTACTAGAGCCATCAGGCATATTTATTATTACTTTTTCTTTTGTTTTAGCTAAAGTATCGTCAAAATCAAAAACACTAATACCTTTTTCAGGAGTATTTAATGATCTAGCTAATTGAGCAGCTTTGTCAAAATTACCTAAAACGTCAATTTGCTGCTGAGCTGTCATGTTTTCATTAACTTTATTAGGTTGTTCTTTTGCTCTTTTTTTACTAGACTTTTGTTCTAAATTAGCTATAGGCTCATATATTTTTGTACGCTGTTTAGCCTGTTGACGAGAAATACCTTTTTTGCCATTTGTGGACTCAAATAAAATTATTTCATGAATAACAGCAGCAACTTCATACTGAATATTAGGATTTTTTTGATTAACTTTTGCCACGTTTATACCGTACCTTAAAGCGTCACTAACACCATTTCTTCCATGTAAAAAAGGGTTAACAAAACCAATAGGCCCTTCTTTTCCACCTGATAACTTTATATTAGTTCCTGGATATTTTCTTATGTCTGCTAGACTATCAACAATATCCCAAGCTTCTTTGGAATTAGTATCTATAGCCTTGTCCATAGCTTTTGTCATTAATGGATGGTTGTTGTCTTTTCTTTTCCAAACAAAAACATCTCCATTTTCTAATGTTATATCATAAGTTGCATCAACAATAGCTTGTGTTTCTTTACTTATTATTTCTTGATAATAATGCTTGTTAGTAAAATTTATATAGTTGTTAAAAGTTGAAACACCTTTACTTATGGATTTTATAAAATTTAAAACAAACTGAGAAGTTGGAAACCAATGTTCTTCGTAATTTTTATCTCCTGGTTTGGTAGCATCATTTGTTAATGTTGCTAAATTTTTAGCAATACCAGAGTTAGCATTTTGATTACCAAGTATAAATTGAATTGCAGCAATACTTTTAGGGTTTGTTTTAACAATGTTTTTTATAGCGTCGTAAAATATTTTTTTACCTTTGGCTATTGTTTTTGGTATTTTTTGATTTGCTATTACTTTTGTTTTACCAACTTGAGAACCAATAGCTTTATTTAAGGCTTCTTTATTAAGTTTGTCGGCTTTAGCTAAACTATACCCTTGTTTTTTTATTTTATTTTGTGCAACAGATAAATCTTGAACAATACCTTCTTGTAAAGCTTGTTCGTTAGATTTTATATTTTCTTTTGATGATTGTTTAAAATTACTAATAAAAGCAAAACCTCTTTTTATAGCGCTTAAAGCATTGTTTCCTGGTGATAAATTACTAGCCTTTACAATTAATCCACTAAGGTCTTTAAAGGCTTTAGTTATATCATTTAATAAAAAATCAACAACTTTTAAAATATCTTCAGGAGTTTGCTCTATAGCTTTTACTCCTTTAGGTAAAGCGTTTCTTTGATCAGCTTGAACACCTTTTTCTGATTTTTTAGGAGTTATAATTTTCTTTTTAGATTTAACTGTATCTAAAGACAAGTCTTCTAGTTGTCTGGCGTCTAAGTTTTTATCAAGATTATCCATTATTTCAACAGCTTTACCATCAGTTGCTGTATCTAGTTTAGACATAAAATCAGAATCATTCATTAGTTCCTGCATTTGCTCAACAACTAAGTCTTGTCCTAAAACCTCTAACAAAGATGTTTTTCTTTTTTCTTGTCCTGTAAAATAATCTATTAAGTCTTGATCTTTTGCCTTAGGTATATCATAAACTGGTTTGTTAAAGTTTGTTACTTTTCCAGTTACAGGGTTTACTTTTTTAGTAGGTGTAACACCTGTTTGCTTTATGTTTAATACAGATCCAAACCTTCTTTTTAACGCAGCCGCAGGTATAACTTTAGTTAAACCTTCTTTTACTATATTGTTAACAAAATTAGGCCAACCTTTTTTAAATGTACCTGTGTCTTTTCCTAGTTTTTTAGCTATATTTCTAGCTTCTTCTTTTATAGACTTTATAATTGCATCAGGTCCTTTTTTAGCATTTAATAATATTTCTCTTTTAGCGTCTTCTTTTATAGAAGCTATTGTTTCAGGTTTTATAGTATTGCTAATAGATTCCATTTGTGATGGATATGCTTTTTTTCTACCTGTATCTTCTTTTGCTTTTTCATCAAACTCTTTGCTACTAGTTTCGTCAGCTATTTGAATAGCTTTTTCACTATCAATACTTTGCGCTTGCCCTTGTTTAAAGTTTTCAGTAGCTAATTTATTTGCTCTTAAATTAAACAAAGTGCTTGTTTGTTTTCCAGCGCCTTGCATATTAACGTCTTTATCAGCATTGTACTCGCTAAGAACTTTTATGTATTCACTTTCAATAATTTTTTTAAAATCATTTCTAGTTACACCTTGTCTATTCATTGGTAAAACACTATCAAATAGTCTTTTAGTTGTTGTTTCTATAACAGCACCAGCGGCTTTCAATGCTCTTTTTGCGTCAAGCGAAGATGTAACATCAAAATCAGGATCAGACATTAATTTATTAGTTTGATCATAAGAATCATTAGTAAGTTTTTTTGAAGACTTACTCTCAACAGGTTTAACAATAGTTGGTTTAGAAATTAATTTTCCTTCAGCTCCTTTTTCTGCGACGTCTAACTGCTCTTTAGTTAAGCCTTTTCCTTCTAAAACAGACTTGTTAAAACCTTTTATAAATTCGTACACGTCTTTACCAGTGTTCCATTTAACATTTATAGGTGTAGGTCCTGATTTAAAAAATTGTGATAAAGTTTTACCAAACTCTTTTAATTGAGTTAACAATGTTGGTGTTTCTTTTATATCTCCAGTTTGCATGCCTTCGCTAGCAGTCATTACATATTCTTCCATATATAATGCCTCTGCTTGTTTAATTTGATCAGGCGTTGAGTTAGAGTTATTAACTACATCGTTATAATCTTTTTTAAGATCATCAAACATGTCTTGAGTTTCTTTACCTACAGACATATCTTTACTGTCCATAACGCTTTTTAAAGCCTTACCTACATTTATAGCGCTTTCTGGACTAGAGTCAAAAGTTTTTGCACCAACAGCATGTAATACTTCATGTTGCGAAGTTGTGGCAACGTTATCTTTTAAGGCTTGTTGTTGGTTTATTAATACTTCTTTTTTACCGGTCTCAGGGCTTTTATATATTACACCATAATCGTTTGATCTTTTACCATCAATGCCTTTTTCTTTTATAATATCAGCAAATTCTTTAGAACTTTCAATAACATTAAAACCACCCACGTTTTTTAATTGATCTGCTATAGTTTTAGAACCAGCGTCTATTCTTTCAGTTAGTTTAACTGTATTAGCTGTGTCTATGTCAGCATCTGCTTTAATATATGGCTCTAGTATTTTGTTTTTCTTTTGATTAATTTCATATCTTTCATCTGCTAATCTTTTTAACTCAATTTCTTTATTGTTAAAATTAGGATCTGAATTAACCTCATCAACTGCTAATCTATTTTTATATGTAGATAGTTCTAAATCTGATAAAGCATCTATTTCAGATCTATCCATTTCAGTAAATCTATTTAATGTTTTATTTATTTCATTAGAAGAATCTTTTGTAAGACTAACTATTTGATCATTAAGCCTAGCTCTATTAGCATCTGACATATCAGGACTAGACATTAAAGCCTCTTGCAGTCCTTGTATTTTTTCTCTATTTTTAGCTATTTTAGCATTACTATCTGGACCTTGAACCATCTGTGAAACGCTAGCAAATATAGAAGGTGCTTTGTATACACCACCGCTCATCACCAAACCACTAAACGTAGCGTCAGCTACGCCATCAAACAAGTTTACATCTTTACCTAAAACATATCTATCAAACCAGTTACCACCATATTCTACAAAACCTTCTGAACCAGATTCTTTTGCTAAATCAGCCGTAGTGTATGCTCCTGATTTAAAAGCTCTTGTTGCTCCTTTTTTTGTAGTTAAGCTCGCAACTTGTTCCGCAAATCCTTTTCTAACCTTAGGGCCAGAAGCTTTAAATAAAGCTTTAGACCTACCTATTATACCTAAAGATATTCTTTCTGAACCATATTCTAAAACACCATTACCCATAGCAACCCCATACATTTGCCAAGGAGAGTAATTAATTAATGGATTGTTTTTCATTTCTTTTTCCATTTCACCATAACTGCTACCAACAGCAGACGCGGTTAATATAGGCAAGGCAGCGCCACCAGTACCAAATAATATAGCTGTGTTTATAGCTTGGCTACCTAACAAAGTAGACATATATCTACCCCAGTCTTCACCGTCTTCTAAATCAGATAAACTTTGCGCGTGAGCTATACCGCTCATTGATTGCTCTGTATAATTATCTACAAAGCTTTTCATTTTTTCTCTAGTCTCTTTATAAGGTTGTGATTGAACTAGTTTAGCAGCTAAATTAGCTACAGGTGCTACAGCATTAAAATATTTGTTATCTGCAAGACCAAAGGCGTTTGGTACGTCTAAAGCCATGTGAGCTACATCTGCTAAAGCAACGCCCATTTGTAAGCCAGCTGTTTCTAAGTTTGTGGTTAATATAGGTACAAAATTAAAATTTCTTTCTAAATAGTCTACTCTTTGGTTTACATCTTTGCCTTCTTCTATTATACTGTTTAAATCAACCTCTTTTTCTTCGCCTAATTTAACTATTTCGTCTCTTTTGTTTCTTAGTTTAGTGACTAAAGCTTTAGCTTCTTCAGCCTCTTTAGGTGTTTGAAATTTAGATTCATATATAGAAGATATAGCTGTGTTTATTTCTTCAACACTTTTTTTAGCATTATCAAACCATTGAATTATATCTTTATTTTTACCTTGTAAGTTTAGTTGTTGTTTTTTAACTATTGCCTCGGCAAGTTTTTGTTTTGAAGATCTATCAAATATATCTTTCATTTCAACACCGCTACCAGCAGGTGAAAATTTTAAAGCTAAAGCTCTCCAATTAAAACCATCTTCATCGTTATTCTCTATCCAAGTTTCTAGTTTTTCTCCTTTTTCTTTTTCAGTTAATTTAGCAGAGTGGTCTAGTTTCATTTTGTTTTTTATCCACTCGTCTTCGTTAACTCCTTCAGGTTTAGGTTTTAAATCCTGCCAAGCTGCTTTTGCGTTTTGCTCTGCTTCAACCCATTCAGAATTTGGTAGCATTTTTCCTGTTGGAACTTCTTTAGCGTATGTAGTATCATATTCTGTTTCTGGTATTTCAGCACCTACATTAAACCATTTATCAGTTTCTTCAGATATCTTAACATTGTCTTTTTTTGTTAAAGAAGTGTCTTTTACAAAATCGTCAATAAAAACTTGTTGCTCTTTATCTAATTCGTTGTTTTTATTATTAGAAACCTCTACATTACTATCAATGTTAATTAATAAATTTTCACTTTGTTCTAATGCTTTTTCAGTTTTTATAGATTCCTCAATGCTAAAATCTGAATGATTAAATAAAGAAGCTATAGATAAATTAGCCTTTGATTTTTTATTTTCATATGTTTTCCATTCTTCTTCAGAACCTTTTGGTTTATAATAATAAATTCCTTTGTTATCATATTTGTAGTCATAACCTCCTTCTGTTATAACTTCTTCTGGTTTAGCCACAGCTGTATATTCTTCATACTGAGCTTTTCTTTTTTCAAACTCTTCTGCTGATACCGAAGAACCATCTTCCAATATTAAATCCGTAGTTTCTTTTTTGTCGGGCGCAGCAGTTGTTTGATTCACATCCGCACCCGTTGGTGGTGAATCGTTTGAATTTCCCACTTCTACAATTTCTTCAACTACTTCAGTTTCTTCAACTACTTCTTCAGTAGCGTTATTTTTTTTAAACTCTTGAGCTTTGTCAAAAACCTCTTTGTCTGTAAAACCTTGAGATTGTAAGTCTGTTATAAATTCTAATAATGTCATTTAACTTAATTTAACTTGTTAGACTTTGGTTTAGTTTTTCAGCCTTTGCTTTTCTTGCTTCTGCTAAATCAAACACAGCAGCGTCTTCTTCAACAGTAGGAAATTTATTTGTTATGAATTGTTTTAAATAATTATTCATAAAATATTTTTTGTATTTGTCTAAGAATAATTCTTTATTATCTTGCGTTAAAGGTAAATCTTCTTCGTAAGACCATGCTAAACTTCCAGCGTTTGCATCTTGAACCATTTGATCGTCTTCTTCTACGCTAGAACCTTTAGCTATGTAAACGTTCCAAGCAGCTACAGCTTCTTGCTCAGAGCTTAATAAACCTGCAACCTCTGCGTTTATAAACGGTGTAGCTTTCTTTTCTATCTTGTCTAGATCAAACCTAAGAACGTTTCTACCTTTTCCCATACCTATATCTATAATTTCATAATCAGGCTTCTGATCAGGTCCTTTTAATATAAACGTTTCTTGTATCTTTGCTGTAGGTAATAAATCTCCTTCATCAGAAACATCTTCTTTGTTAAATATACCAGTTTCAACTAATAGTCTTAACATGTCTTTATTTATATCAGGCGTAGTTGCAACTATAGATGTATCAGAATCTAGCAAAGAGCCTAGCGTTACATTGTTTATTATTAAAGGTCTTTCAAAAAACGGACCTGAAAAAGTTATTTCTTGAGATCCATTGTCTAATAAATCTAAAACAATATTATATCCTTCTGTTTTAGAAAAACCTGGCTTACCTAACAGCACTGAATTAGCTACAGAATACATGTAATTATTGTTTGGATCAAAATTAGTGTCTTCTGTTTTTTGTAGTTCAGCTGCAATATCAGATAAAAAATCTAAAGAAGCTTGAGGAGCTGCTTCTAACTGTTGTAGTTTTAGCATTTCATCTTTACAGTTTTCACTATCACAATTGTTATTGTTTATTTTATTTTTTAAATAAGCATATACTCTACCAGATCCTTCGTATGCATTACCTAATATATTAAAATTATTATCTACACGTGCAGACAGATAATCTAAATTATAACCTAACGCATCGCTATTTTGCGCTTGCCTTATGAAAAGATTTTTTACTGTATTTTTGTTTTCCATGTTTTAAAATTTACGATCCAAAAGCGCTAGTAGCAATACCACCAAGTGCGTTAAACATACCAGAGGTAGCCGCTGATTGATTAGCTTGAGCAGTTGCTAAGTTTTGTTGTTGAGCTGCTATTTGATTAGAAACTCTATCTAATTGTTGTTGTTCTCTTTGTTCTGTTTCGCTATAAACAAATTGCTTACCTTGTACATCTACACTTTGCATTCTTTGTTCTTCAGCTATTAAATCTTTTTGTAAATTAGCTTCACCTTGTATTCTAGCTTTATCGTTCTGAACTTCTTGTCTTTCAATGTCTGCAGCAACATCTTTTTTACTTTGTAAAGCAGCTTGAGCTAAAGCAGTTGCGCCACCAGATCCGCCACCTGTTTGTCTAAGTGCATCTAGCGTGTTTGCTAAGGCTTGGTCTGTTTGTTCTATCTGCATATCCATAGCAGCTGTAGAAACACTTAACTGAGTAAAAGGATTACTTAGCATATCAGCTGTACTTGTAACATCTGCGTAAGGATTTATTATATCTTGTCTATTAGCTTCTAAACTATTAAGCTTAGAGTTTAGTTTTCTCATTCTTGATTTTGCTGCTCTAGCTTGTCTTCTAGCTGCTCTACCGCCAAAAATTCCACCGGCTAAAGACATTGCTCCTCCTATTATAGCGCTTGTTATTACTGCCATTTTATATTGTTTTAATTAATTTTTAATATCCATTGTTTGCTACGTATTCTGTACTTACAGCAAATAATTCTTTTTCTCCTCCTAAATTTGTAACAGCATCTGTTGATATTGTTACTGTAGCGTAAAATCCTTTAATACCAGACATAGCATTGTAACTAACACCACCTGCGTTTATTTGAATATTACCAACTTCTCCGTTTGTAGCGGGACTATTGTTTATTAAGTTAGCTACATATAAATTTTCTTTTCTATTAAATCCAGCATAGTATTGTATACCATCTTGAACATAAGCCCCTTGTGTATAACTATAAACTTGAGCTGTAGTATCTTCACTATTAGCCCAGTTGTTATTTGAAAAGTTTAAGTTTCTACCAACTGTATCTGATATAAAACTGCTAACTTGCCACCCATTACTTCCTTCGTATGAAACTGTTTTAAAGTTTTTAGAAGCTGCAACGCTAGGGTTAAATACAAAAGTTATAGACGTTGGTGTTTGTGTCTGTCCATAAAAAACATTTCTTGTGCCACTTTGTGAATAATGTTGATAAAGTTTACCTGAGTTAAGACTATAAAACTGATTACCTAAACTAAACATTTGATCTGGTTTATAACTAAAAAAGCTAGTCCAACCTTTTACAAGTTCATCATAAGCTAAAGTGTCATAACCAGAATCAATAGCGTTGTTGTTAGGTTCTTGTGTTGATACAACATACTGTTTGTTATAAATATCATAACCACCTAGTATTTTACCTTCAACACCAGCAACTGTTAAACCACCTAAAGTATCTCTAAAATAATCTACCATATTAGCAGATGATATTTCATCTAAACCTGACTGAGAAAGTCTTAATATAACATTGTTATTTCTATCAGAAAAATATTTATTTCTTCCATATATTGCAAAACTAGTAGGATCTTTACTTATACCAAATTTACCTAAATACGGTTGTATTGCTCCAATAACTAAGTTAGCACTTGTTACGGTTCCTCCACCTTCAGCAGAGTATATAGCGTCTTTATCTATTAACGCTCTACTTACTTTTAGTTCTTGAAATATATTTAAATTAGTATCTTCTGCATATAGTTTTTGTATTGAACCATTTGCTGGGTCTACAGATTTTATTATGTCTTCTGCTACTGAAAACACATTTGTATTATTAATACCGGTTCTAGAGTTAAATATACCAGAGTATATTAATGAGTTACCACGTCTAGTTCCGTTAGGTTCTTCTTCTACTAAATAAGCTTTAGCGCCAAAAGATACTGTTGTGTTATTATAACCACCGTTTATTCTTGATTCTTCTATCACCCAATTATTAGGAACAGCGTTTCCATTAGGTCTAGGATAACCTCCTTTAGCAGCAGGTATACCCATTGAACCATTCCACACAGGTATGTTACCATAACCAGGTGATGGCGTAGTTTGCGCTTTGTTTACTTTCTTAAGAAGGAATGTGTTGAAGTATTTTACTTCTATTATCGCAGCCATATATATTATTATTACTTATTTTTTTTAAACATTACAAGTGTTTGCTGGATCATTTGCGTCTAAAGCTAATTTAACAAAAGAGTTTGGTAAATTGTTTTGAGTGTATGTTGTATCTCTTGCGCAAACAACAGCGTAACCAGGAAACGTATTAACTGGTGGATCTACAAAACTAACCACACCCTCGTCAACACCTTCACATGTGGTAAATGTTCCGCTAATAACACTACCAGTTCCTCCATAAGTAAACTTATAAGAATAACAAGGAGTTCTATTTATAACTAAATTAAAAGTACGAGATTGAGATAAACCTCCAGCATCTGTAGCAGTAGCAACACAAACATATGTTCCATCTACCATAGAATTAGGCGGGTTACTGCCGTTAAAAAATACACGACCATTCCAAAAAGCATTTACTCTTGATTGACTTATTAAAATATTTCCAGTTCCTGATGGACCATAGTTAACACTATCTTTTGTTACTGTTAAGGACCATGATATATCTTTCCAAGCTACATCTGGACTTGGGATTGCTACACCAGCAAAAGCGCCATTTTGTGCTTGAACATTTGTTATTGTTCCATTTCCTCCACCATCAGTTCCAGGTATGTATGTTACGTTTGCAGGTTGAGCAAATGTTGGTATAACGTTTATTAATGAAACTGGTTGTTGAGTTATAAAAGATTGTATACCTTCGTAGTTTACTTCAAAAGTAAAAGAATATGTTTGTTTAGTAGAACTTTGATTGCTAAAATATAAATAATCTTCTAGCTCAACATTATAATTATTACCAGTTCTTGCTAAACTAAAAGTACTAGTAACATCACTTCCGCTATAATCTAAAACACTATGTAATTGCAATTGAGGCGGTGTTGTAGCGGCATAAACAATATCATTACCAAATTGATCTAATATTGTAAATGAAGCACTTAGAATTTCTGAGTTTAAAGCTAATGATTCTTTAAATGCGCTTGCGTTAAATCCACTTAAAGAAACAGCATCTGCAGTTCCACCTAGAACAGCCTGATTTAATTCAGTTATCAAACCTTCAGATGTAGTTTCCCAAAATATATCTAAATTAGAATTAACACCATCAGTTTCCATTACAGCTAGCTGAGGCATAGTAACCCAATCGTAAAGTATACTGTCATTTGTAGGTGAAAAAGTTAACACATCGTTTACCGTTGTTCCTTCTAAGTTATTGCTTAATGTTATTTTCCAAAAACCACTATCAGTTATTGTGCCAGTTATTATAGTTCCTTCAGGTATACCATTACCTGTTACGGTTTGTCCAGCGAATATACTATTTACAGCAGCAAAAGGATTTGATTGTGGAGATATACTAGCTAGAGTTATACCAATAGTATTTAAACCACCTAGCGATGTAGATCCTACTGTTCCTGTTGTTATAACTGCTTGAACTCCTATTTGTTTTGAAGGAGTATTTATTCTAGCTATCAAAGGATTTGAAACCACATTATAAAAATCTGGACTACCAACATAACTTGCTGTAGGTATTCCATCAAACAAATCTCTATCAGTACCAATAACACTTACAATAGGTGATGTTGGGCCTGGGTAATATTGTATATTGTTTAAGTTGGTTACTGTACTAGCTAAGTTTTCAACTCTACCATGTAAGTTAATACTACTTCTAAATTGTTTTTGTTCTGGTCCAACCTCTGTTAAATCTCTAGGTACTTTGTTTATATTGTCACTTATTAATACCGCGTGTGAAGTTTTTCCTAACTCTTTTAAAGGGTCGTTAGGATATGCAGCCATTATACCTGGTAAATAAACATTGTAATATTCTTGCTCTGTTTGTTTTACAACAATTTTATATGAGTACCAACCTAGTGGATTATAGTCAGTACTTGTTGTGTCTCCATTGTATATACCTGTAGAACCTCCTGGTATTGGATTATTAAATAAAACTTTTAATGAATTACCTGGAAAAGTATCCGCGGTTATATTATTGTTTATATAATCTGAAAAAACAGTTGATCCTAAATATTGTTCATTACTAAATTCTACAGAACTATCACTATTAGATAAAATAACAGTAGATGATCTACCAAATTTATCTGACAATACTATACCAACTTGGTAATTTCTATTTTGTTTAAGTGAAGAGTTAGGATATTCTACTTTACTTGTAGTGTATCTAACATTGCTTGGAGCTGCAAAAGTTAATGTAGTTGCGTTAGGTATAATACCAGTTGTTGCGTTGCTTATAGTAACGCTTGTAGATGTAAAGCTTACAATAACAGTATTAGCTGGGATATTGCTGGCTGTAACTATATAACCATTTTGTATTGATAAACCTGCGGCTAAAGTGTTTATGTTTATTGTTTCAGCCCCACTAACTGTTGAACCGTTTGTTGTAGCTGTAGCCGCACCTAAATCAAATGTAGATTTTTGACTAACAGCAACATTGTAATCTATAGTAGAAGGTGGTATATGTTTGTTTTCAAAGTTTCCATAAACAATTCTATTACTTATAACTTCTTGAGCCAACGCTCTCACTGGAACTTTATCATAAGTTCTAGTTGTTTCAGATGAAGGTAGAACTTTGTAAGGTTTTCTAGACTGGTATTCATATTCATAAACACTACCAGCTGTTTGAGCTCTTACTCTAGACATTTCTACAGTTTCTATAACATTTATAATATTAGAATCAGACTCTTTAAACAATATATCTATTTCTTCTACGTGTAATATAGTTTGAGTTTGAACAGAACTGTAAGGTAAAGGTATTCTAAGAATTATTTTATTAACCTTGTTTTCCATAAACTCTACGACTGTACTTCTGTAAGTGTCTTCTTCATCTTGTATATCAAGAGGTGGAGATTCTTCTATTTCTGTTCCGCTAGGTAAAGGATTTTGCTTGGTCATAAAATAACCATCTTGCTTAGGTATAAAACACTCTTGGGTAAATGGTGACATTATAGAATACTCACCATCAATAAATTTAAATCTATATGCAAATCTTACAAACCTATCTCTTAAATAATCTTTATCACCATTATAATCAGGGTTATAATATGGATTAAAGCTAAATACAATTTCTTCGTCATCTTTATCAATTAATGTTCCAGTTATATTACCGCTAAGACCAACCTGCCAATATGTAGTTTGATCTGAAGAAAAATTAACAGTTAATCCAGTATCTGTAATAACTCCAGTTGATTTGTCTCTACGACCAACTTTTACACCAGCCGTTCCACCACCACCACCCATACTAGTAACTATATCTCCTTGAAATCCTGCTTTTAAAATTTGTAAATTAGATTGACCTGTGGCAGCGTCTGCATTTAAATTTCCAAGACCTCCATCAGGGTAATACAAACTAACAACATCATACATTGTAGTTTCATATTCATTAGATATAGAGGATTCTTTATAAAGCTGTATTGATTGGTAAGGGTTATATTTTGCTACAGATATTTGTTCTTCTATAGTATAATATTGATTGTTTTCAGAAACAAAATTAGACTCGGCTAAGGTTACGTTTATAACTCTAGGTTGATTTCTATTGTCTGTAAAGTATAATAAACCTTCTAATATATTTACCCCTGTTATAGGAAAAGCTGTTGAAAAATTTAAAAACGCACCAGAAACAAGAACTGAAGACAACTCAGTAACAGTGTTGTAAACAACTATAGAATTTTTTTGAGCAGTATTATATGATAATGTAGAGTTATTGTTATCTGTTAAAAAAATAAAAACTCTATTATTTATTTCATCAGAACAATAACCTATAGATACTACGTTACCGCCACCAGTTAAAACTCTAAAGTCACTAATTAAAGAATTACCTAAAACATTTTCTAGCGCACCAACGTTAGCACCTTCAGATCTACTCACTTGAGCGTTCATTGCGTTTCTATATTCGTTAGCTTGTAAAAGTCGATCATCACGATCTTTATTCATTTTACCAGTAACAAAACTATTAGTTGCTTTTGCCATTAAATTTTAGTGTTTTAACCATTTAGATTTACCTCTCATTACTTGAGTAAATTCTTCTAATTTAATATTTGATAATCTTATCTTAGCGTTTCTAAGCGCTGCTCTTCTGTCTTTCTTAAATCTTTGTACTATGTTATCAGCTATGTTAGCTCTATTAGCTAATAGATTATATGATATACTTAAATACATTGCTTCCTCTGCCATTTTAGGTACTCTAGTATCTAAGTCGTAAGCTAAGCCATCAGATATGTATTCTACAACTATTAACTTATTAACTAAGTTACTAGAAAAAGTAAACTTACCTTCTCTTTCGTTTATACCAAACCAACCGTTGCTATTAGCATACTGTGGATTAATACCATATAAAGCGCCCCAATTCCAAGGACCACTTCCAACTCCATAATCTTCAAACATGTAACCATTATCAACCCAGTTTTGATACCATGAAGAGTTTATTAAAGCTTGATTAGCTTCTTGCCATCTTTCAACTGTTATAGAAGTTCCCTCTAAGTTTTCTCCAAAACTATCTTGTGTTGGTATACCTTCATCATCTTGTAGTAGTTTAGTGTAAGGATTTGTTGTTAAGTTATTGTTTGGATATAAAGGTCTCTTAACACCCATTGAATCAATATAACATAAGCTTACGTAGTTTACATAGTCTTGTGGCATTACTAAAGATAAGCTTTCAGGTATTGTAAGCTCTTGTGATTTAATACTTTTTAAAGTATCGTAACTAAATTCTTGTAAAGATCTTTTTGCAAAAAATAATACATCAGATTTTTTAGCTGTTTGAATTATTTTACCGTCACCTACGTAACCTACCATATAGTTATTAACTATATCATTAAGTTTAACGTATTGGTAACCTCCATAGTTTTCTTCTACAGCATCTCCAATAGCTTCTTCTTGTATAGTGCTAGCGTATTGACCACCATCTAATATTTTTAATTGTACAATTATAAATAAATTATTTGCAGGAGCCGCGTTAAAAGTTATAGTGTTGTTAACTACACTATATTGTAAAACATATTCAGACCATGTGCCAGGAGTTCCTGTTGTGCTAGTGTATATTTTAAAATTATTTAAAGTGTATTCAGCAATTATTGGATTCCAATTGCCAAATACCAAGTCTGTATCAAATGTAGTAACAAAGGCACTTTGTAGGGTTACACCATCTGCTAAGAACGCTCCTCTAAAACCTTGTGAACCTTGATAATACTGTTGGTTTGTTTCTGTTATTAATGCCATGTCTTATTAAGATTTTATATTTTGTTCTACCTCTTGTGCTTCTGCAGCAGCTGATTGTATTATTGTTGGATCGTTTATTATTAATCCACAGTATTTTAATATACCTATTATTAAGTTTGTTTGCTCTGATATATCTAATTCAAAGTTTACTGACGTATTAGAGTATATGTATTGACCTAGGTTACCAGTAGTAAATTTCCACTCTGGTGCTACTGGTGTAAACAAAGCGTTTACATTTAAAGCGTTTGGCTGAGGGCTAACTTTTATAAGTACAGAACTATTTGGTCCTGTACCTGTTGTGCATAAAGGATATTGCATAGTTGGAGCTGTCAACGTAGATCTTGTGATCTTAGAAAAGTCACTTTGACTAGCTAACTCAGTAATAGAATCATACTGAGGGTTTGTTGTATTATATGTAGATATTATTTCACCTAATTTAAATATAGTTCCAGCTCCTACGTATTCCCAACCTAGGATACCAGCACCTGCGTTATAAGTAAATGTAGCTGTTCTTTCAAAAGGATATAGTTTATATGAAATGTCTTTAAACATGTTAAAAAACTCTGTATCATTTTGAGTATTGTTTTGGTTTTGACGGTTTACTTGGTTTCCATCTGGAAAATATGATTCAAATATTTCATCTTGAACTAAAGTAGCTAAGCTATTAAACTCTGCTGGAGTTACATAACCTCTTTGCTCTTTGTTTAATATGTACAAGACTGTTGTATATACTGTATTTATATTTACCATTGTTTTTTTTTATTATAATATTGGGCCCGAGTAAACGAGCCCTATATTAGTATCACTTGTTTTTATAGTTTTTTATCTATAGATCTATAAACTTCTACACCTTCGTCAGTTTTTAACCATGAGGCAAACGCTGAATAAGGATTTTCATCAAATGGAACATTCATTAACTTTCTATCATTTGTTCCCCATGTAAAAGATCTTTGATCTCCAGATATTTTTATTATACCCATTTCAACTGCTCTTATAGCAAAGTTTCTAAGTTGTACATTTTCATCATTAGCTAATGATATAAATAACTCAGGATTATTTCTAGCAAATAAGATTACGTCTCTTTTTATTTCTTTAGAACTCATTTCATTTACTTTAGAACCTAATTCAACTCTTAATATTGCTTCAGCAAAATCAACCTCCATAGTCATAGCTGAGTTCATTGCTTCTACTTGACTGTTTAAAGTATCTAATTCATCTACAGCTTCTTCTACAGCGCTATATTCTTCATATGCTTTACCTTTTAAAGGGTGGTATAAAGATAATAATTTTTGTAAATTTTGTTTAGATTTATCTACTTTCAAAGTGCCGTTGTCAAAACGTATATGACCCATTGTGCATTCTCCACTTTGTTCATCAACTAACGGTGAGTCTTGATTTGTAGCATATTTTATTTCTCTTTGTTTTCCAGTATTTTCATCAAAATAAAGCAACGCATGCTTTCTAGTGTGTTTACCTGGTATGGTATATGTTAAAGGTGTTTTATCACCTTTAAGAAAATATACTCTATCTTTTATTTCCCAACTTGGTTTAGCTGGTTTTGTTGGTGCAGTTTTTACCGCTACCTCTTGAGGTGCAACCTCAACAGTTTCTGCTTGAGCTTTTTTAGCCATAATATAATATAATTAAATAGTTTATAAAAGTAATAATTACCCCCGTTGATATAACGAGGGTAAGAATTACATTTGTTGAATCAATTAGATTCCTCTGAATAATACAAAGTTGTTAGCAGCTTGAGTTACTAAACATCTTTCAGATAGGAAGTTTACTTCCATAGCATCAAGAGTTGAAGTCATTGCTCCACCCGCAGAACCAGTTAACCATGATTTCATTCTTCTATCATCAGATTGAGACGCTCTGTATCTTACGTGTAAGAAAGGTCTTCTGATGTTAGTTCCTAAAATTTGATCGTAAACTGTTGAAGTTCCAGCTGGTACTAATACACCTTCAATTGAATTGATACCTACGATACCACCTCTTGTAGATGCGTCGTTTAAGTATTTCCAATCTGTTTTGTAAAAGTCATAAGAACCTCTTCTGAATCCTGAGAATCCAAGGTTTAAAGCCATTTCTTCTGAGTTTTCAAATAAACCAAAAGCAGTTCCTCCAGCAAATCCACCAGAGATGCTTGCTAGCATATCATCAAAATCTAAAGAAGTTTGTCTTTGTAAGAAAAGCATGTTTTCTTCAATTGCTCCTTGAGTGTCTAAGTTTTTAAGAATTGCATCAAACTCATCAAGACCTGCAGCAGCAGTAAATCCTGTTTGTACATTTCCTCTAGACTGTATAGCAGCAAATAAACCTTCTGAACCTGGACTAGCAGCAATTCCTGCAGCACCACCTACTTGGTTAAATTCAGCTTCTACCATACTCATTTCTAGGTAATCTTCAAAACGTAGTCTTGTTTCAGACTCAGCTTTTAAGTACCATAAGTATCCAGAAGTTCCATCTTCAGTTGCAACTTCAACCCAACCGATTTGTGCCATATCAGAACCATTAACTACGTATTGGTTTCTTAGAATAATTGGTGAGTTAGAAAATTGAGTTAATACTGGATCAATAGATATTCTAGGAGCATTAGCAGCAGGCACAGCACCAGCGGCAGTGAAAGCGCCAGCCATACTTTGACCTTTTTGGTAATCAGAACCATATACAAATATCTTAACTCCAACACCTGCAGCAGCTACTGCTAGCTGAACATTATCAAACGGTTGAAAGTTAATTGCACCAGCAGCAAGAAGAGAACCAGCGTAAGCACCAGAATCAGTAACAATACCTTTTGATTCAGCTCCTGAAACAGGATTTAAAACAACGATAGTATCGTTAATTGATATTGTGTTTACAGCAGGAGCTTGTACAGTAATAAGACTTGAAGTACCAGCAGCGTTAGCTACAACAACTCCAGAATAAGAGATGTGTAATCTATTTTGTTCAGACCAAATTACTTGATCAGATGTCATTGGCATTTCAGCGCCAACCATTCTTAAGAATCCAGATAGAGTACGGTTTCCGTATCTTTCTACTTCTTGTTCGTAAATTTCAGGTAAATATTGTTGCGCGAAAGTATTCGTGTTCCCAGCAGCATTACTGTTAAATTGTAGGTAATTGCTGTTCAATATTTCCTGAGTTCCTGAAGGGATTAACCCTCCAAATTGTGGATTTAAAGCCATTTTTTGTTAGTTTTTTTTAGTTAAATTTTCTTGTTTTTATTTTTAGTTTTGTAGAGTCAGCACCACTAATCGCCTTCACTTTCATACCGTTAATAAATACTTCACCTTGAGATTTTCTAGCTTGAGAATCTACAGGGTTTTTAGACTTAGTAACAACGTCTTTAATGGCATCAGCTTTTCCTTGCTCATAAAAATGAGCTGCGATCCTGTCTACATTGTCAGCAGCATACATAGCCTTGTGATAACCTTTAGTATCAATAACATTACCCTCTGTGTCTAAGAACTTCCCGACTAGGTTATTAATGTTTGATTGGTTTTCAGCAACTTTATCTTTATTTTGAATGTTGTACTTATAATTTGTTTCACCAACTTTAATATCGAAACCTTCGAAATCGTTGTTAAAAAGTTCTTTAGTACTTTCTTTAAATTTAGCGTGTTGTTGCTCAGCTGTTTCTTGCTGCTTATTATAGCGATTGAAAAAGTCCATAGCTTTTTGTTGGTCCTGAGTTACGCCGGGTCTCAACTTGATTTCGTCGTAATATTTCTTTTTCGTTTCCTCTAAAAAGTTTTTTGCTTTTGCAATCTCTTCTTTTTTAGCGAGTTTCTTTTTACGGACGTCACGCTCTTCGTCCAAGTCTTCATCAAATGAAAAATTATCTTCCATGATAAATCCTATTTCTTCCTCGTTTAAATGAGGTTTAGCTTTTTTATAGTATTCTTTTAATAAAGTATTTTCATCAACGCTACTATAATCAGCATTTAATCTTGTATAATCTTCTATAGTTCCACCAGTTTCTTCCATAAATGAAACTAATTTTTCTATATTTTCAGGTAACTTTTTGCCTAATATTCTTTCGTCTTGTATAGCTTTTGTTACTTCTTTTTCAACTTGTTTAACTTCAGCTTCAGTTACTTCTTTGATTGGAGAAAACCCTTCAGTAGTCTCGTTGGACTCTTGTACAGGTTCTCCCACCTCTGCGCTATCTCCGGATGGTTTTTCCACAGGTACTTCCTTTGCTTCTCCGATTTGAATGGCATCTTCTTTAGGTATTGTTACTTTAGTTACTTCAGGCGCTGTTTCAATTAAAGGTTCTTTTATGTTAACTTTAATTGGTTCGTCACTTGGTGTTGTTAATTTTTTTGGTGTTTTCTTTTTAGACTTTATTTTAAAGTCACCTTCCTGTTTAACAGGTTCATTTGTTTTTGTTTCTGACATAATATAATATAATTAAATAATTAAATAATTAAGCAAAAGCTTGCATGTCCATACCATCTTTTTCTTCAAAGTTTATAGGTGGATCATCGTTTTGTCTTTGTGCTATTAATTCACTTTGTTGCGTGCCTTCCATTTTAATACGCTTATCTTTACGATCTTCAATTTCTTGTTCTTTTTGTTTTTGAGCCTGAGCCTCTAGCTTTTTTAATTCTAAATCAAACTTATGTTGCATTTGCATTTTTTGCTGATCAAGTTGATGAGCAGTATTCATGCGTTGTATTTCCATTTGATTTTTAGCTTGCTCTAATTTTACTGTAGCTCCAGATATAGCTTCTTGCTTTTGTACTTCAGCCATAGCTGTTTTTTCTGCAGTTTGAGCTTGCGCTTCTGCTTGAGCTTTAATATTAGCTTGTTGCGCTGCTTGATCTTGCTTAGCTTTAGCTTTACGCTTAATCTTAAGCATTTGATTAGCTAATTTAAGATTTTTAATTTGTCTTAAATCTATAGCATCTTCTAAATCAATACCACCTTTTTGTAAAGCAACTTGTATGTTTTGTTCTAACTGTTGTTGTTCTTCTTCGTCTGGCTCTAATTCTAAAAATATACCAAAGTCATGTAAGTTTAAATTAGATACTTCAATTAAAGTATTTACATTATAGCTAGATATAGAGTTTTGTAGTGAAGCAGCGGTTAGTGGAAACTCTAAAGCATCAGCTATTTTTAAAGCTATGTTTTCTGCTATTATAAGACTTATATATAAACTAGACTGCTTAATATGTCTTGTGGCAACATTAGACGCGTTAGCAGCTATCTTTTGTAGTCCTACTAATGTTTGTTTGTCTGGTGTGCTACCATCACGAGCTTCATTAAGTCCGGTTACATCACGTATCATTTGTAAATAATATTGATACGTGTTAATAAGACTTTGAATTTTTTGCTGACCACTAGAGCTACTAAGTTCTTGTATTGGAACTTTACCAGCGTTCATATCACCATCTTGCGTGAGAGATCTACCAACAATACTACCAGTTTGGAAATACATATTCAATGCCTCTGCTGGGTTATAGTTTGTGCCATTACCTAAATCAACCTCTGCTAAACCATCCATGTCTAAATAAACACCATCAGGTACTATTCTAGACATAACTTGTTGTAGCTTTAAATGTGTTAATTGAATCATATCAGCAAAACCTATACATTTGCTTACTAATGATTCTATTCTACCTTTATATATTCTAGGCGCGCATATAGCGTAATTCATTTTAACTTTTGTAGTATCTGCCGTAGGTCTTGACATGTTTTCTGCAAGCTGCCATTTTAATATAGTATCAGTACCTAAAACTTTAGCACCGCTATATAAAACCTCTATAGATCTTGATACTCTTTCAAAGTTATCATTTTCTGGTGGATTAAATGTGTCTGGCTTTTCTAAAGCTTTCATTAACCCTTGTTCTGTTTGTTTTATTTTAAATACTTGATTATGGTATGTTTTATAATCAAAATATAAAACCTGAACAGTGTTCTCATCATAATCACCCCAACCAGTAACGTAAGATCTGTTACCTGGCATTGCTTGTATTCTTTTTAATTCTTCTTCACTAATATCTGGAAACTCTTTTTTTAGTTCAGGTATTGTTATAGCTTTTAATTCACCAACATAGTATATGTCTTCAAAGTTTGGATCTTCAGAATATGAATACACCATGTACGCTGGATCAACATAGTCAACTGTAATTCCTTCAGCTGTATTAAAGTTAGTTTTAGCAGCACCAATACCTAAGACAGTTAAGTCCATGTTTATTCTACGTTTAACTAAATCATATTTGTTTTGTGCTAAAACAGTAGATATAGCTTCTTCTTCTGCTATTTCAATTGACTGCTTGTAACTAAGTTGCATGTGTAACTCTAGTTCTTCTGCTGTTTCTGGTATTACATCTTTGTTTGGGCTTTGGTATAAATCAATACCTAATGTTGCGTTTAAAGAATCTAAATATTCTTTAGCCACCATATCTTCTTGTAGTCTTGAAGCGTACTCTGTTCTTTTCTTTATAGATTCAGGGTCTTGAGCATAAGCTTTTATGTCGTAACTTTTATTTGATATACCATTTACAACTATATCAACAAACTTAGATAATATAGGAACTGGCTTCCAGTCTAAATTAAGATAAGACAAATCACCATTAATAGATAACTCATCTTTGTATTTTTGTATACTTTGTTCACCACGAGCGTACAGTCTTAATTGGTGAAATTGATTCCAATTAGTTAAATATCTGTTACCAGAAGTTCTGCCTTGACCAAACCACTCATATTCTATCGCCATAGCAACTTGACTTCCGTATTCCAAACTTGCTTTTTCAGCATCACTTACTACTTGACTAGGGAAAGCACTGTTTGTGTTAGTATATATATTCATTTAACTTATAATTTTTGATGTAGTTCCTTGATTATTGTATTTTTTAATACCTAAATCTATTGCTTTTAATTCAATTTTATTAACTGGTGAGTATCTATGTTTATTGCAAGCCATTAAAGCTAGTCCTGAACTAATAGAAGCATCATGAGATGTTCTATTGTTTATATTAAATTGAGCCCAGTCTTCTAATGTTCTTTGAAAGTAAATATCACCATAACCTGTTTCTCTTTTACCAACAAAGTTTTCTATGTACGTTTCTATTGCGGACGCGTGTGCTTGTTTTATATCTTCACTAGAATTAGGTATACCACCTATTTCTCTTTCTGTTATAGATAATTTATTTCTTTTTTTATCTGGTCTATTCATAGCAAAACCTCTATAACCTCTACGTTTAAAATAATAAAGTAATCTAGGTTTATTGTTTTCTGCTAATATCGGCATACCATAAAACACGCAAGCCATAAGTACATCTTCAAAAAATATTTCAGCTGTTTGTGGACGAGCGATATATTCTAAGAAAAAATGATTTGGCGGTACTTCTTCCATGCTAAACTTAGTTAAGCCATGTAAAGAACCGTTAGAACCTCTTTTGTCTACCGTACCTGATATATCATATGGATCACATCCAAAAGCACCACAGTGCTCATTGCCAGGATAATTAATTCCGTGTCTTGTAAATCTTTTGTTTTGTAAATGTATTGGTGGTACCCAAGTAATTAAAAATCTACCATTTTTGTTTGGCATAAAAATTACTTTACTATCCTTTTGTCCGTTTTCCCATTGAAAACTACCTTTAGTTACTTGCTTAAAGTTTTGTACGTCTTCGTTAAAATCTATTTGCTGATAAATTTTAGTTAGATTAAATAAAGATTGTTTTGATTCATCTCTAAAAGCATGTTTAGTTGTGCGAGGAAACTGTCTATAAAATTCGTTTAAACCGTCTTGATCATCTTTAAGACCTTCTACTTCATTATTCCAGTATTCAATAACCCCGATTTTGATTGGCGTTCCATGAGGTCCATGCACTTTTTTTGATGGTGTTTCGAAGACAGGATAGCCATAAGAATCAATGTATCCCTCGTAATTCCACTCCATAGGAATGAACAAAGAATATAATCCTGAACGAGTTTGTCCATTGGCATTTCTTTTTGTAACGTCTGAGTCATCGTATAATTTTTTAA